CAACAACAAAAGAGTTGATTGACGCTAAACAAGTTTCAGCTTTTGAAATCAAATGTTTGGTACTTAAACATACTGACGACAAATGTTTATATTTAAAAGACAAAACGTATCAAGATGAGATACAATACTTGATTGCTAGTGAACAACGTAATAAGTTTATTAAAAATCTTGCGGTTAGTTTAGGTACAAATACCTTGGTTCTCTATCAAATGGTTGAAAAACACGGCGAAATACTGTATAATATGATTAAGGATACAGAAAAGATTGGCGATAGAAAAGTCTTCTTTGTACATGGTGGCACAGACACTTTTGATAGAGAAGAAATTAGAAAAATTATGGAGAAAGAAAATGATGCTATTATTGTGGCTTCTTATGGTACCTTTTCAACTGGAATTAATATACGTAATTTGCACAATATTATATTTGCATCACCGTCAAAGTCCAGAGTTAGAAACTTGCAATCAATTGGTCGTGGTCTCAGGAATTCCGAGGGTAAGTCCATTGCAACCTTGTACGACATTGCAGACGACCTAATTTATAAAAAACATATAAACTTCACATTAAAACATTTCGTGGAAAGAGTTAAGATATATAATGAGGAGAAGTTCCCATTTAAAATCTACAAGATAGGACTTAAAAATGGACAATAAAGAAGTTAAAATACTTAGACTACAAAACGGTGAAGACATTATTTGCAATTACCTAAAATTGGAAAATGGTGATATTGAAGTTTCTGAACCAATGTCTTTTATGTTAAAACAACATAATTTATTATTGAATCATTGGTTACCAATATCAATCATATCTGTTAACAAAGCTGTCTTAAAAGAATCAGATATTCTGTGCGAGATATTTGTTGATGATGAATTTAAAGAATACTTTGAAAACTCTGCGAAAGAGATTGCAGATTTGTTTGATGCTAAAAAAAGATTGGAAGTGGTTTCTATTGAAGACATCAATAACGAAACTATGCAGGATCTACTTAATGAATTTGAAACCTTTAAGGAACTAGGTCTTCCAATACAATGATGTTTCAAAGGGGGTACATAGTCAACTGTACTCTCTTGTCAAGCATTTGTCAACAATTATTATGGTAAACTATGAGTAAACAAAAACATTACATTAACAATGCCGACTTTCTTCAAGCTCTTATTGAGTATCAAGAAAGGAAAAAGTTAAACAAAGACGAACCTATTCCAAATTACATAGGCGAATGTTGGATGAAAATTGCTGAAGGACTGTCCCATAAGCCAAATTTTATTAACTATACTTACCGAGATGAAATGATTTCGGATGGTATTGAAAATTGTTTAATGTATTTTGATAACTTTAATCCAACCAAATCAAAAAATCCATTTGCATATTTTACTCAAATTATTTACTATGCCTTTCTGAGAAGGATTGGTAAAGAGAAAAAACAATTGTATGTCAAATATAAAGCCACTCAGCAAATGGGTATACTTGATGAATTTGAGATGATGGAATTTGAAGACGGTACCTCAAAACAGTTTGAACTGTATGATAACATTTCGGAATTTATTCAAACATATGAAGATGTTAAATCTGCCAAAAAGGCTATTAAGAAACCAAAAGGTATTGAGAAATTTATTGAGGAGTGATTATGAGAGTAGGATTTACCTGTTCATGTTTTGATTTGTTCCACGCTGGACATCTAATGATGCTGAAGGAATCAAAGACACAATGTGACCATTTGATAATTGGATTACAAACCGATCCAACCATAGACCGACCAGAAAAGAATAAACCGGTACAATCGGTACTGGAAAGATTCATTCAAGTGCAAGCTTGTAGGTATGTTGATGAAATTATACCATATGCCACAGAAAAAGAGTTGATGGACATATTGACTTCCTTCCCTATTGATGTTAGAATCATAGGTGAGGAATACCGAGATAAACAGTTTACTGGTTACCAACTACCAATGGCCGTTTATTTTAATTCAAGGCAACACAGCTTCAGTACAACTGAACTTAGACAACGTGTATTACAGGCAAATACCAGAACCAATAAGACATGAAAATAGCGATTATAACTGACCAACACTTTGGAGCTAGAAACGATTCTACACATTTTTTGGATTACTATGATAAGTTTTATAAAGAGACATTTTTTCCTATTATTGATTCTGAACGAATTGATACTGTTCTTATTCTTGGTGATACTTTTGATAGGCGTAAATATGTAAATTTTTACACTCTTAAACGTGCTAGAGAGATGTTTTTTGATGAACTACATGAAAGAAATATTGAAGTTTACATGTTGGCTGGTAACCACGATACTTATTTTAAAAATACCAATGACGTAAACTCCGTAGACTTGTTGTTGCGTGAGTACAACAATATCAATGTAATTGATTCACCGCAAACCATACACCTAAACTATGAAAATGTAACACATGATGTGTGTATGATACCGTGGATTTGTCCTGAAAATTACCAACAATGTTTAACAGAAATGAAAAACACCTCATCTACTCTTTGTATGGGACATTTTGAGATTGCTGGGTTTGCCATGCATCGTGGTATGCCATCACAAGAAGGACTAGACCGTGGATTATTTAAACGATTTGACTATACTTTCTCTGGCCACTATCATCATAAATCTGATGCTGACAGCATTTATTATTTGGGCAACCCTTACGAACTTACATGGCAAGACTACAATGATCCTCGGGGCTTTCATTTATTTGACTTGTCAACTCGTAATCTTACATTTATTCACAACCCAAATGTGATGTTCCATAGAATTGTATATGATGATAAAATATCATCTATAAGTGATATTATGGCATTATCACTTGGAGAATATAATTCTAAGTATGTCAAGGTGGTAGTGGTTAATAAAACAAACCCATACCTGTTTGACCAATTTATGAATAAACTTTATAATGTTAATCCAATTGATATTACCATTGTTGAAGACTTTACAGACTTGACAGAATCAACTGAAGATGATATAATAAACGAAGCAGAAGACACTATTACAATAATTAACAAATTTGTGGATAATGTCAAAGAAGAACATATAGATAATGATAAACTAAAAACGTTACTCAAAGAGTTATACGTTGAGGCGTTGAACCTAGAACAGGCATGATTACATTTGAAAAAGTCCGTTGGAAGAATTTTCTTTCAACTGGCAATGCATTTACAGAGATTGCATTAAACAAATCTCCAAACACACTTATCATTGGTCACAATGGTGCGGGTAAATCCACTATTTTGGATGCCTTGTGTTTTGGTTTGTTTGGTAAACCATTTCGTAAAATTAACAAACCTCAACTTGTAAATTCAATTAACAGTCAATCTACTGTTGTTGAGATTGAATTTTCTATTGGTAAAAAACAATACAAGGTTATTCGGGGTATTAAACCAAATACGTTTGAGGTGTTTTGTAACGGTGTTATGGTTGACCAGGATGCGAAAGCAAAAGACTATCAAGAACATTTAGAAAAGTTTATTCTTAAACTAAACTATAAGTCTTTCACGCAAGTAGTCATCCTTGGTTCAGCCTCCTTTGTTCCTTTCATGCAATTGTCTCCTTCTGACCGAAGAGCAATCATAGAAGACTTGTTAGACATTGGTATCTTTTCGTCAATGAATGGTGTTGTTAAAGAAAAGATGTCCGTTGTTAAAGATTCTCTTGTTAAAAACAAGTATGAAATGGAACTCACTAGTGAAAAAATTAAACTTCAAAAACAAAACATTGAAGAACATAAAAAACATAATGATGCTGAAATTCTAAAGAAGATGCAGGATGTTAATGACTCATCTTTTCAGATTAGTAAATTGGCATCAGACAGTAATTTGATTCTGAAACACATGGCATCATTGAATAGTAAGATTAATGATAAACTTGCCATTGAAAAAAAGAGTTCCAAATTGGTTCAATTGGAATCTAAATTAGAATCACGTTTAAAGAAGTTGGAAAAAGAGGAGAAATTTTATGAAGAAAGCGACAACTGTCCAACCTGCAAACAAGGTATCGCTGACGAATTCAGACGTAACCAACTTGGTGGAATCAATCAAACAAAGGGAGAAGTTGGAGTTGCAATCAAGGATATTGAAAAGCAAATTGAAACTACAAGCCAACGGATTGAAGAAATCCAAAAAATAGTTAAACACATACAAGAACACAACAATGAACTTGTTAAACACAACTCAACGTCTGAAGCCATACGTAAGTATATGGAAAAGACCAATAAAGAAATTGATGAATTAAAAAATCGGAAAGATAATTTAGAAGAAGACAATGCTAAATTAGTTGAATTAAAATCTGAATTATCAACACTGGTGGTCAAACAACAAGAGGTTACAACAGAAAAACAATATCTTGAATTTGCTGGTTCTTTACTAAAAGATACTGGCATTAAAACAAGAATTATTAAACAGTACTTGCCAGTTATGAATAAGTTAATTAACAAATACTTAAC